TGAGACCACTAACCTTCTCTCGGACTTCATCCTCCCACGTGTCGTGCTTGACCTTAGCAGTGATTTTCCGTCCGACAAGAGAGTTAGCTACTGCTCCCAGATCTCCCCGAGGAAGGCTCTTGAAGAATTCTTCACCCAGACCAAAGGCCTTCATCCGACGGAAGAACAGTGAGAGTGCCATTTGATTGCTGAGACTGAGCGTGTGCTGATCGAAAAGAGTTCGGCCAGCGTAAGGACCGTCAACAACTCGGTACCTAGTCCGAATCATTGGATTGCCCTTAGATGACGACGTTGCAATAGCTTCAAAACACTCCACCTGATACTCACCAGGGGGGAGAAGTTCGACACTGGCACTGTCGTAAGTATCTGCCCAATCGAACTCTTCAAACTCAGACATTGTACTCCCTTACGTAGTTAGGTGATTGGTTGATTGCGTTAGGTTAGGTGACTGGTTGTTCGGTCAGACCGTAAATGGTGCGCATCCAGTCTGTGATGTCCGTACCGACACGATCAATCGGCGGCTTGCGGATAGTCAAGCACGTTCCAAGTCTACCCCATACACGCTCGCCAGACTCGAATTGTGGATGAGGACCGATATAGAGACGTCTCACCTCCTCTGTAGGCTGCCCGTTAGCGTCAAGTTCGTTATCGGCATATAAGAAGCCACAGATGTCAACCCAGTAGGGCAATGAGTCACTGATCTGCCCTTGCATGTAGGGTACGAACTTGTTGGACTTTCGTGTGTCAGGTCGAGTCTCAGCAACGAACACGACGCAACGCACGTTCGATTCTACCAAAGTCAGGTCACGAAAGCCACGAATGACCTGATCCATTACGGAGAGTAGAACTCCCCAATCCTGGATACGCATAGCTTCGATGCCTTTGAGATTTGCACGGCATCGACGCTGTACCTCACTGATGGAATCCAAGACGATACTGGTAAACGAGGTTGGCTCTTTCAGGAGCCACTGATAGACAAGCTCAATCGTACGCCACTCTCTCACAGTGACGATACAGACATCCCAAGTGCCATCAGCTTGTGGCGGAGCACTTCGAGCAGGATCCCAATAGGTCTTCCTTACCGGGATGAACCGCCAGGAACCCTCGGCATCCAGCACAAGAATAGGCTGGGGTGCTGTTGATGCCAGTGTGCTCTTGCCTACCTTGGATTGTGCGTGAACCAGGAGAGACAACCTTTGCTCTGAATTGAAGTCAGGAACTGTCATACGCTAATCCTCCACTGTGGAATCAGTGACCTTGGTGCTTGGGTTCGTAGCAGTTCTGTAGCGGTCTAGAGGATCTTCCTCGACATAGTAAGCACCAAGCATGTCCTCGGCAGCGCTGCCATCGTTGAAGAGAGAGCACACAGAGAAGAACTCACAATCCCAAGAGCACTCAGATCGTGGAGACGGATAGACAGCAGCTTGATGTGATACGAAGTTTGCTAGCAATCTCTTTGCGCTGACAATGTCGTAAGCTGTTCCAATGACATTGGTTAGGTAGGAAGCAACCTCAAAAGAACTGTGTACGATTGAGAGTCTATCATAGAAGGGAGGATTTGCCCTAGCCGTACGCTTGACACGCTTGAGCATGTTGTAGACAGCACCGACGGTAGTCGGACTATCATCAAGTGACTGGTAATGGCTATGCATCTCAAGCAAGTGGTAATGCAAGAGTTGTGTGTTGATCCGTAAGGTCTTGTAGGGGTCTGTCAGACTGGCAACGGTTTTGTGGTCCATGAAGTACCGTCGCCCGGTCTCAATCTCCTGGAGACGTGCATCAAGAATGCCGATTCCCAGAATCGTAAGATCGATCAAATCACCGTGACAGTGAATATCTCTGCTGTCAAAGATACTGATCATTGGTGTCTCACAGGAGATGATCTCATACTGAGCATCAGCCCCAGTCTCTTCCAGCCACTGAAGATAGCCCTCAAGCATGATGCGTTCGAGCTCTGTGGCCTTGTCGAAATCTCCGAGGGCAGAAGCCACCACAGCACTGTCGTCGTAGTCATCGACAACAGAAGACAAGCCTTCACGTTGTGCTAGAAGGGCTTCACGATCTTCGGCAGCAATGTCCTTATGGCATTGGAAGACATCGAAGTCCGAAGCTCGTTCTGGGGAGTAGTACGCGGCAAGCACACGGTGAATCCGATTACCGGTTGACATGACGCTTCCATAGTTCTTAATGGCATACCGAAGCTTACGATGCCACCCAAGCCACCACTTGCGACGGCAGCGACGCCACGCACTGAGCTCAGAATTGCTCAGGTAGAGATAGTACATGTTGTCTTGGTTCAGTGGCTCAGGCGAAGAGAACGCACGTTCAGACGAGTCTCTGAACGTCTCGAAGCAATCGACATCTGTGATCTGATTGATGAGGTCTGTCAAAGAATCTCCTAAGGAAGGATCTGTGAAGCAATGATCTGTGATTGGATTGAGTCTAGTTCAGTTGTATCCGCACCACTGGCGCATAAAGCTTCTCTGTCACGAGTGATCTCTTCTAGCTTCCGTAACTTGTCTTCCAACTTACTCATCTTAGCATCTTCAATTGTACCACTAGTGACAATGTGAGTGATCGTAATTCCCTCGTGACGTTCTGAGCCAATACGATGCACACGATCTTCGGCTTGCTTGTAGTCCACCATCGACCAAGGGTGCTGAAGAAAGATAAGCTGAGAGGCTACGGACATATCCAGTCCGACTCCGCCAGCCCTTGCAGTGAAGAGAAGGACACGTGTTCTTTGTTGGTTGAAGTCTACCAGAGCAGCATTTCGATCAACAGGACAGACGTCACCAGTGATCTTGCCACAACGAATGCCCAGGGAGCGCAACCGAGCATACGCCAAATCGATGAGTTGACTATGATCGGCAACGACAACAGCTTGTTGCTCTCCGAGTTCCTCCAGGAGCACAACCAATTCGTCAATCTTAGGCGATGGCTCCTTGAGTCTCACCTTCCACGTGAGCTGATTGTCAGCGTCTGGGCACTCTAGGACATCTAGTGAGGCGACAGCCAATTGCGCCAGACGGGTAGCAACGGCAAGCTCAGACTTCACGATGATGAGTTCGCCATCATCGGTAAGACTAGACAGCGATGTCTTAAAATCGTCATACATACGTTGCTGACTTCTAGTCATCGCAACAGTACGCACTACGTGAGTCTTTGGTGGCAACTGTTTCAGAACGACAGACTTCTGCATCCTTCTGAATCTCGGCTTGAAGAACTTCTGTAACTCATCTGAGGTATCTGGTCGGATACCGGTAATGACCATGCCTCCGAAAGGACTCCATTCCTTTACAGCATAGCGATCAGTAAACTTGCTCCTGCCTGGGTATTCATCCGGCGCTACCGTGTGCATCACTGACCAGAGATCATTGACACTATTCACGATCGGAGTTCCAGTAGCCACCCAGCGAGTCTCAACCCGAGAATCATGGCAGACAGCCCAGGTGGCCCGAGTCTGCTTGGACTTAGGGTCCTTGAGTCTGTGGGCCTCATCCACAATCACAGTGCGAAACCCGATGGTATTCAGCTCCTTTGCATGCACCTCACACTTGGCAGGTGTTAGCTCTGGATTACCACCGACCGGATCACACTGAAGGCAGCGAGACAGCCGAATCGATCCGAAGGGGGCAAGTCTGCTGAACGAACGTACTGCCTCAAGGTTGATGATGACGATCGGATTCGTTTGCTCGGAAACGCTGGCAAGGATCTTACGCCTACGTGCCAGAGGACCGTCGACAACGATAGGGGTCACAGGGATTTGTAACCATTGAGTAGCCCGTTCTGCCCAGTGAGTTTTGAGGGAGCTAGGGCAAATGATCAAAGCAGGGAAGGTCGGTACACCACGACGACTGTTGTATTCCAGGAGAGACAACAACTCAATGGTCTTGCCACAGCCCATCTCGTCACCCAGTAGGCCAGATCCGGCTACTGACATGAACTCAACAGCGGCCTTTTGGAAAGGGAACAGGTCATCACGAAGAGTTGCGGTAGTGTCATCGTAGGTATCCTTGTCACGCAAGAACATCGCGGGATCGACCCTGGAACGTCTGACTTCCCAGAGATGATCTGAGAGCTTCTGACTGTACTTCAGATCCTTTCCGAAGACACCACGAAGAATGACGACAGAAGTGTATGTCTTGGGAACTGTCCACTGGCGTAGTGTGGTGTTCCAGCGTGCTCCTGGAACAGAGGAGATGAGATCCTTTTCATTCCACTCCGTGGCAACGACAATCCTGTCTGCAAGCGCATTCGTTCCAAGGTCAGCATAGACCACAAGGTATCCTTCCCTTTGGTGCAAGAATCGTTAATATCGTCAATCAGTCTAGGTGTTGCTTCAGTGCTATGTCACGCTTGCGTGCTAGCTAGGTTAAGGAGAGCTTTGTAATCATTCCTGTTGTGTGTCATCATGACCAACATTGCGTGACGAACTGCCATGTTAGCATCGTTAGCGTCTCTTTGTCCAACGCGTTTCGGTGTGATCCACACTCCGAGTTCTCGCATCTTTTGATCTGACATGAGATGTCTAGCGTCCGCTGGTGATTGCAACAAGAGCTCTAGGTTGGCGTAAGCACCCACAAGTTGAGATACCCGTCCGATGACAGTTTGCGTTGCAGGCTGGTTGGTGTGGTATCCCTTTCGTGGGAGTGAGACGAATCGTTCACAACCGATGTAGGTGAAGTTGTCGAGACGTTCTCGTCTCGAAAGGATTGACGCAAGCTCAGCGATAACCACATCCGGGGAGGCTTGCATTACCTTGAGCAACTCAGCGCCGCGAAAGGCAGCAAGTCCTACGCTCTCCCCTGGATCAATACCAATGTAGTACCACATAGGGATCTCTCACTCAATCGTAGTAGACAATTAGCACTCGTGTACCAAAGGCATAGAACACAAGTTCACAGAAGTACAGCAGAAGTACTATGGTGTAGTAAACATAGGCGATCAAGCTATCGTAGGCTGCGCTCTTCAGAGACATGATGTAGAGCGTAACCTGATGTG